GAAAAGCATCCGGGCGGAGCGATGCAGGCTCAACGGGAACCGCCGGCCTTCGTCCGAAATATCACAGAAGGCCACACGCGCGCCATTGGCGTAAAAGGCTATCCCGCCTAGCCCAATGACCTTCCCGTCGACGCTCCCGGTGAACCCGAGGATCCGGCATGGAACATCCTTGGCTTCGCCATAGAGGTGCTCGAAGGCCGCCCGGCAGGTCTCGCGCGTCGCCGGCTGGATGACGACACGGTCAGCCATTGCTTTCGATCGAGAAGGTGAGCGCGACGACTGTCGCCGGGCGTGGGGAAGCCGCCTCGAGATAGATCCGGCAGTCGGTATCGGTGTCGCCTGACCACTCCATTCGCGGGAAGTCGTAGTCCGCCCAGATCGTGTTCTCAGGAACCTCTGCGCCGGCCTCAACGAGCGGGAGATCGTCGATCGGGGCGTTGGCGTCCCAAAGCGACGCCCCACCATTGCGGACCGGGTTCAGCGGGAAAGCGCCGTAGCGGAGCCCCTGGTAGTGCGTGTTGTGCAGGACGAACCCGATGTGATCGACCCTCTTCTTTTCGTTGACCGCCGTTCCCTGCTGCGCGGCATAGGCGAGCTTGGTCGACAGGTACTGCGCCTTGTATGGGAGGCCGAACGTGATCGGCGTCGCCGCGGCCGCCAGCACTCCATTGCCGGATCCGTCGAGCGTGACCTCGCCGACGTCTACTCCGTTCGCCCAGACTGCGACGATTTGTCCCGCCAGCCACGGCGCGGAAATGACGTTCGTTGCCGGCCCGGAATAGACGGTATGGCAGTCGACCAGCTTGCAGACGGAATCACCGAAGCATTCGTCGAGCCGGGCGAACCTCTCGAAGAACCGGCCGGTCGGTCGTTTCACCGTGACGTAGACCTGGTCTTCTCTCTCGCCGGGGAGCACAATCACGTCCTCGTAGGTCCCGTTCGTCGTCCGGCGCCAGAACGCTTTCACATCGTCGTCGGTGTCATAGAGCAGGGAGACCATTTGCCCGTCAGCCCTGACCAAGTGGATGATAGTGTCCGGGGTCCTCTGGACCGCCATAGCGACATAACCGCCACCCGTATATGCGCCCGTCTGCGGGACAAGATCGGCAATATCAGGGTTAAGATTGGATAGCTCAACGGCTTTATAGTTATAGGTGTATAGATCGTAGACAGCTAGAAAGATCCTACGCGCACTCTGGTTGATAAATATGGCCTTGTTGTCGATTTTCACTGCCGGGATAGCCGTCGTCCCCTGCGTCGTCGAGAACCGAAGATTGAAATTAGTCGGGGTAAGTGGCGTCTGGATCGCGTCAGACCTCGCGACGATCACCTGCGTATCGCCGCCTCCGAGAAGGTTGTCGATCGAGAGCAGCCAGTTGATGTTGGCGATCGGCCCCTGCCCGACGGTGATGTCGATGTAGCTGGCGTCGCCCTTGTAGTCGAAGTCGAAGTTGGAATAATCGTCCGAGGTGGAACCCCACCAGCGGTCCGAGCCCGCCCACCATAGGCGACCCTCGTGGATCGCGACGGATGTCGGATATCCGAACGATTTCCCCCACTCCGATTGATGCCAGTCATAGGAGCCGCCGCTCGCAGTGAACGGGACAAGGACTTCGACGGAAAGTTGATATGGGCTGATGTAGCCGGTGACATGGCAGACGCCCTCGCCGCCGCCGCCCTGGTATGCGAGTTCGCACGTCGGGACGCCGCTAACCGAGTTCCCGCTAACCCCCATGCGATAATAGACGATCACGTTGTTGAGGGAGTCACACAGGACTTCTCCGGTCGTGTTCGCTGTAAAAGTATTATATTCGTTAAACCCTGTCGTATAACCGTCGAAGCTGCGCTGCAGAGTGATAGTCCCTGTCCATGTCCCGAAAATAGAAACTGCAAAGTTTCGATCTGGTGCGTTCTCGTCAACGACCGTACCGCCGCTAACTACGGAAACCGTCGATACGCCAGTGACCCTAATCGCATCAGTCCATGTGTCAGGGAATGAAATCTGCTGAGTTACGTATTGCTGCCAGTGATAGAGACGAAATAAAGTCCCCACATCATTCGTTGAGAATACCGGCTGGTTTGAAGTCAATACCGTGTTCCCGACGGCATCGGTCACGGACAGCTTGATTGAAGAATCCCCAGGCACTGCATTCATTGGACCTTTGACAGGTTTATACTCTACGATAGACCATGACGTCACGGAATATCGCACGATCATTTGCTGCGGGACGCCGGGGGCCGCCACAAAGATGACGTCCGCAGAAGGGGCAAACCGGACAAGCGACGGAGGGCCGAGCAAGCTCTCAGACCACGGCGTCGCGATCTCCATCGGGCCGCCGGGCTCGAGCGAGATTGAAGCAACACGAACCTCCACATACCCTTGCGGCTGGCTTTCGCGAACGGTTGAGTAATTTTCAGGCGGGATAGCGGAGGCAAATTCAATGTAGAAATTGCCATACGGGGTAAATGCCAATGAATACGTTCCAGTGTCCAATGTCGCGCTTAGAAAAATGTCATCCAAACCAGGGAACGACCCAATTCTAAAAATGATAGGGCCATTCAAAACGACAACCCTTACAGCGTGCTCAACGCCAATATCCTGTGCGGCGAGCGTTATTAGACAATCTATAGCAACAGACGCTCCAATATTTAGGTTCCATATTGCGAGCCCTACATTGTCGACACCAAGTGCAGCGGAACCTGTTTGCCTTGAAGCGTACCATCCTACCTGTCCAAATTTTGGGATGACGGTCGAAACTGTTTTTCTGGTGACGACGGCGTCGTTAACCCATACCCGCATAAGGTTCCCCGTCAGTTCGATGACGGCGGTATCGTTCGACTGAGCGATGAACGGGAGCATTTTTGCGATGGCGCCATAGCGCGGGCCCCCGACGTGTCCTGACCCTGGCCGCAGCGTCATTGGGCCAAGCACGCGCGGTTGCCAGTTCTCCTGAATCTGCGCGGCGAGACGAAGGTGCTCGACGTCAGTTCTTCCTAAAACCTGTGGTGATACCTCTCCACGGTTAAACGCAACGAAAATGGGTGATTGTCTAGCCATATTGCACCATTGGTGACGTTATGCAAGATGGAGATATGCTCGATCTCACTGGCCAACGATTCGGGATGCTCGTCGCTCTTGAGCGCATCATCCTTCTCGACAGGACGTCAGCATGGCGATGCCAATGCGATTGCGGGAAATTGTGGCAGGGCCAAACGGAAGTCCTTCGCAGTGGTAACACAAAGTCATGCGGGTGTCGTCGCGGCGCCGCGACCCATGGGCATTTGCGACGCGGGGTTACATCCCCAACCTATTCATCGTGGTCGAACATGATTGCCCGCTGCACACAGCCGACGAATCCAGCATATGAGCATTACCGAGAACTTGGGATCACGGTTTGCGACCGATGGCGAAGTGGGGAGGACGGCAAAAGCGGGTTCGAGTGCTTCCTGGAGGACGTCGGGGAACGGCCTTCACTAGACCTTACGCTTGACCGATTCCCAGACAATGACGGCCCCTACAGGCCCGGCAACGTGCGCTGGGCCACGAAGCGCGAGCAGGCGAACAATCGCCGTACCAACAAGCGATTCGCCTACCAAGGGGAAATGCTGACCTTCGCCGGCCTCGTTCGCGCGACAGGGATGGATAAGGAACTCCTCCGCCACCGCCTGCTGCGGGCCGGATGGACGCTCGACGAGGCTCTCAGTAGGCCGAAGCAGCAGGGGCGCCGGCGCGACGCGGAACGCCCCAAGACTGCCTAGTCGTCGTTCCCGCCGAATGGCGAGCCCATCGGCAGAATGGATCCCCGCGGCGCGCGCGACATCACCCATGTCCCGTATGGCGGCTTGCCGGGCGGAAGATCCTGGGAATCGGTCGAGGTGGCTGTCATCTTCGCCTCCTTCATTTCCGACTTGATCGCTTTGACCTTTTCCAATGACTGCTTGAGGCGGGGCGCGCACTTGAAGGCGAGGCGGGTCGCGACATACTCGACGAATGCCGGCGTCCACATGGCCGGGTTCAGCCCAAAGTTGGGGTCGTTCGATATGTACCGGACGTAGATCGGTGAGATATTCGCGTACCAAAACCCGTTCTGATCGGTGTAGTCGCGAAGCAGTGGATCGTAGGCCTCGTTGTCGGAGACCATGAACGTGTGGTTCCAGTCGGCCGGCTTCGGGAAGACGAAGGCGTAGCCGAAGTTCGGGGCCTGCGACGTAGAGGCATCGAACATCGCTTCTCGCTTTGCGAAATTCCAATTGCCCTGAGATAGGCAAAATAGGTTGTTGTCGTCGTATTCGTCGTCCATGTAACGCCGCGACTCGCGGTTCTCGGTCAGGTTGATGAGCTTCCGCTCTTCGAGATACCCGAGAGCCTTATTGTAAATGCCGAGGCGCGACGTTCCCATGTGACCGGCTCCTTTAAGCGATGCGGCGGCTATCCATCCGCAAGAACTCGGACAGCCATGCCCGGGCGGAATCCTCGGTCTTGAGGCTTCCGTCGCCCTTGATGACACGCCCGGTCGTGGTGTCGATCACGCCCCATTCCTTGATGAGGCCGAGGTAGCGAACCTCGAAGTCCGTCGCCGGGCCGCCCGACGCGACCGAGCGCGTGACGACAAGCGGGTTCCCAAGGACTCTGACTTCGGCCCAATTCATGCCACAGCCGAAGACAACCAGTTCGACATAGAGACGCCCATCCTCGCTCATGCAGCACACCTTGTCGCCGCGGCGCAGCTTGATCGCAACGCCGCCCCAGAACTTGCGGTCCATGAGGTCGTTGACGGTGACGTCGGCATTCAGGTGGACGAACCACTCGTTCTGCTTGATCTCCCGGGGATGGAAATTTCGCTCTTCGACTGGCTTTGCCGGCGGGCGATCGGGGCCGGGCACGATCTTCTCCGCAATCTCGAGCGGAACATTGGGGGCATCTTCTGGCGATTTCTTTTCGACGGCCATTTTCGATTCCTTTTCGACACTCGCGGCCGTCAATTACCACGGGATCAGGCGCTCAAGCAAAAGGGCCGCCCCGGCGGGACGGCCCTCTGCTTTCGAGCGCAAAGTCGCGGCGGCTTCGTTCGCGCCCAGAAGTCCGGTTACGCCCCGGTCGTGACGAAGCTGGTCGTCGCGTCGTACCCGCTCGCGGTGTAGGGGGCCGTCGAGAAGTAGCAAAGGTGCGGGGTCCACGGCCCGACCGGGCCGGCTGAACCGACATAGACGAACACGATGTCGCCCTGGTTCACGCCGCGCTTCATCGCGTCGGAGAAGTACCCGGCGCCGTTGACGGTCCCGATCGCGTCCGCCGTGAAGTAGACGAACTCCTTCGGGTTGAAAACCGCGCCGCCGATCGCGGCATCGCGGAGGAGGAGCTTGCTGCCATCGTAAGCCACTTGGAAAATCCTTTCCTTCTGGGTCCGCACGCAGACGGTGCGGCGACCGCTGGCCGATTACGCGAACGCCGAGCCGTCGTGGCCGACCTGGATGATACCCTTGGTCTGCAGGAGCTTCGAGCCCATGAAGACGCTGGTGCGCGCCCACGAGTAATCCTGGCGCTTGTGGTAGTCGGCCATGGCCGTGATCTCGCCGGAGTTGACGGCGTGACCGACGGCGTTCCGGTGGAAGGCGTAGGTCAGTTCGTTGTTGGTGCCGTTGCCGGTGATGAGCGGGGTCTCGATCCAGTTGAAGCCGCCCCAGCGCAGCATCTTCTTCGCCGCCTTCGACGCGCCCGTCGGCAGGTTCGCCTGGGTAAAAGGCTTCACGTCCACCCAGAGGGCGTTCACGAATTCCTTGACCTGCAGGAGATAGGCCATGAACGCCGGGGAGACGACGAAGTGCATTTCGTCGATCTCGTCGACAGCGACCTGCTGGTTTGCCAGCTTCGTGCGGGCCTTGAGCACGAGGGAGAGGGTCGCGGCGGCCGCGGCGCCCGTGTTCAGCGTCGCCGACGCCATCGACGACAGGATGTCGAGGTCGATCGTGCGATTGATGACCTTCATGCTGGTTTCCTGCATGATTCGCCGGCCATCGCCCTGCGAAGCGAACAGGTTGAACCCGGTGCGCTGCACAAGGTCGTGCTGTTCGGTCAGGGTCGCGGTGTACTGGTTCAGGTTGTCTGTGCGCGGCGGGATCATCCCGTTGACGCCGCGGGTCTGCGCGACGGCGCCGCCCGAATCGGCGACGAGGAAGACGGCCTGGTTGCCCTTGATGACGGCTTCGGTCACGACGCACGATCGGAGAAGGGACTGGCCCACCTCGAATCCGGCGATGAACTCTTCTCTGTATTGTATCTGAAAAGCTGAATCGGACACGGAAATCTCCCGTCGAAAGAGAACTTTGCAGTTCGCTTCGGATCGGGTTTCCGTCTAGGTCCTGGCCGGGTTGCCGGGTCTTGCCCGGGCCGGCGATCGGTCCCGTTCGGGCCTTTCGTCTGCTATGTCACCGCCCTTCTCGGGCCGTTGCCGGGTTTCCGGTCCAGGCGGTGACGGTTCTATAATCCGGTTTTTACGCGCTGTCCAGATTAGCCTTCCGCGGCCGTCTTCGGCTTCTTCTTCGGCTTCACATGGTCAGGCAGCTTTCCCGGCTTGTCGGTCGCCACGAACTCCTTGGCGACCTTCTGCGTCACGCCGCCAACCCCGCCTTTGCGGGTTGCGGCCATGTGCATGAGAGCCCGCTGTGCTTGGCTGACGATCGGCATGGCTCACCCCTCGATTTGCTTGGAAAGTCGCCGGGCGGCCGATTCCAACGCCCACCCGGCCCCTAGGCCAATAACGAACTCGGCGTTCACCGTAAAACTCGACGCCGGGGAGCCGCTGACGATCGCGAGGCCGATGGCGCGGATCTCCCCCCTCTCCGCCTCCGCAAGGACCCGGCGCAGCACCTCGCAAATGCGGGGCACCGGCTGCCCATCAGCGGCGATGAACGGCGTCACGTCGTCGCCGTCCCGGAAGTAGACGATCCCCGCGCTCACCCTTTTGCCTTGGCCGCGTTCATGCGCTCCTGGATGCCGACGAGTTCACGGAAGCGCGCCTGCAGCGCCGGGGCATCCGCCCCAACCCAATACTTGCTCCCCTTGTCACGCATCAAGGCCCGCGTTGCAGCGATTTCCTCCGTGACCGTCTGGCTGGCGTTCTGGCCGTTGCCGGGGAGATCACGCGCATAGGGGTCGCCCTTGACGAATTCGGCGACGAGGCTGTTCAAGACCTCCGGGTTGTCGCCGAGCCGGCGGCCATCAAGCCCGCGCGCGTTCATGATCGTCGCATAAGCGCCCTCGTAGCGATCGAAGACCGTCTTCAAAAAGTTCTGGTTCTTCGTCGCCTCTCCGCCCCAGAGTTCCCGCAGCTTCTGGGACGCCGCCTGAGCGTTGCTGGCGTCCATTTCGTTTTGCTGGTCGACAAGGCGGTCCTGATATTGGGCCCACCATCCGAGGTTGCGCTTTACCTCGTCGGGCGTCGCGTTGCTCGCGTGCGCCCATTTCAGAAAGTCGTCGATGTGCGGTTTGTCGGCCTCGCCCCAGACGATCCCGTTCCCGAGATTCGTATCGTAGTCCTCCGGCTTCTCCGGGACATTGTTCGCCTTGCGCCACTCGGCGAGTTCTTCGGACGTGTGATTCGTCGGGAGGGCCTTCCGGTATTTCCCTGACGACAGATCCTTCTCGAGCGCGAGGAACGAATCGAGGATCTTCCCCGGATCGGTGAAGCGCGATAGGCGATCTGCCTTCTTCTT